CGTTTTCCTAACGATCGTAATTGTTTTATCCGTATTGTTGTTACAATAATCGCCAAGGATCCATAAAAGCACGTTATACGTTTTACCGGATCTTGTACCGCCTTGTTCAACAACGATCTTTTTATCGCTATTTTGTAAGTGCTCGTAAACGATATTTGTTCTAATCTTCTTCGTCACTTCTTTTTACAATTTCTATTTCAAATAATTTTGTGCCCTCAATCCCGGTATGTTCCGTTCTTTCAACATAGCCCCTATTCTTTCCTTTTGTTTTTAGGTAAAATATAGTGGCCGTTGTACTATCGCCAAGGATCTGTTTGTGTAATTGGCTTTCTGCCATATCCAAAGCAACGTTTTGTAGATCGTCAACTTTCTTCTTAAACTCCGGATCGGAATTATACCAATCATAATATGTAGTACGGCCCACGCCTATTTTTCTACACGCCGAGGTTACAACGCCTAATGATTTTTCAAGCGCTTGTAATAACGCTTTTTTAGTGTGTTCGGTTTTGTTCATTTTTCTATCTCGTTTAATATTGTTTTTAAGTTTTCTTGTGCTTCCTCTTTTGTATTATTTGTTAGGATCGTAACCTTATGGCTTACTAATATATTTTGGATCTTTGTTCGTTTCGATTTCTTGAATTGATCCGTTTGGGTATCTTCTCGATCAATATGTCTTTTGTGAATTAGATCTTGATCAGCATCTAAAACAAAAATCTCGCAATCTACTTTTTGAAATAAGCTTCGATTGAATAATCGATCTCCCTCAAATATAAATGTACCGCGTGGCTCCATTTGTACAAGCTTGATAAAATCCGGTTGTACCGCCATACTTAATTTATCCGTTCCGCTAAATAACGAATTGTCATAGATCCCTATAATATAAACGTTTGTTTTTCTATTGTATAAACCCCTTACCAATTTGTATTTAAATGTTGTTAAAGGCATATGGTGTTTTATGATTTCTCGCATCATACTTGTTTTCCCGGTTGCCGGAACACCGCCTATCGCAATTACTTTAGCCATTTGTGTAGTTTTTTTATTAGGTATGGATAAATAACCAACCCGTCTTTCCAACCGCCATTGATTATAATATTGTTTTCATTAATCTTTACTAACAACCCCTCTTTAGGATTTTTAATATTCATTGGCCGGGATCCATAAACGATCTTCTCATATTCAAGGCCGTGGCCTTTTAGCCTTTCCAAACTTCGCTGAATATAATCCTTTCTTTTTTTCATATAATTGTTGTGGCGTATCGCGGTGCTATCTCCGTACCAAATCAAACCATCGTGCCAATTCATTATTTTTTCGTGAGTATAAGGCCGGTAGGTATTTATGTAATCTTTTATTACTTGCTTCTTAATATAAAACCCGTGACCGGTCAATGCATCTAAATAAGGCAATTTAAATAGCTTTTTAGCGAGGAAACCCGCGCAAATGATATTCCGGCCCTTATAAAACCCGTTATGCGTTCTAACGCCCTCTTTTGTGGCTTCTAACACTTCCTCTTGGATATAATCAAACCTCAACACATTTGGTATCGGCAAATGATATAATTCTTTTTGGGTTGTAGGCCCAACGAATAATCTCTTTTCAACCTCGTAATTGTCGTGTATGAAATCTAAAGATTGTTTTATGTATGAAACGTCTTTCAACCAAGTATCGCTAAATAAATTCTCTGAAATAATTGAAGCGCTAAATGGTAATTTTGCGTCAAAGATCCGGTATTCAATACCGAGGTTATCAAACTCTTTAGCTAACATACTTCCGCAAAGCCCGGCCCCAACTATATTATACATTCCTTACCACGTTTCGCCAAGTGAATAAGATCTTGGCCCGGTTTATATTTATTGTGTTTATAAGAGTGGTATTTACATAACAAGGTTTCAACTTCTTGGATCCTTAAGCCTTTGTTGTTATTGTGTGGTGCTTTTAGATCTTCCAAACCGCTTAACATATCGTGGGTGCTTGTAATTAGCTTATTATAAAGCTTCGTATCTTTGAGTAGCCTAACATCTTCCGGGTACCCGTGGATCATCAATAGGCCCTTTAGCGGAAACGTATAAGCTTCACGAAAGTCGATCCCATTAAAATCAACGTCAAGCCCGTAACAACAACTCATTAGATCCATAAATTTCCAACTTGCCCAAGATCCAAAACCTTTGATTGTTTTTATTTGATTGAAAACAACATTTCCGTCACGGCTGAAAAACTTCTCCACGTCGGTAAATATAAAAGCCCTTTGGATATTGTTTAAATAATCTTGCGCAAATCGTTTTGATTTACGGCGTTCCGTTCCGTACTTAACATCAAATATGTTTTTACGTTTCAATATCACTTCCAATTCTGAATAACTATCGTAAATTACAAGCTTGTGTAAGATCCAATTAAACATTTGCTTTTTATCCCAACCAAGTTCCTCGCATTTTTCTCGGATCAAAATGTAATCCGGATCTATGTCACCCGATTGAATAATGTTTTCTGAAAATTCTCTAAATGATAAATCCATTAATTTAAGTGTGTACCTTTTTTTCGGCGTTTAACAATATCCATTTCCTCTTTAGCCGATCCGCAACTAATCATATTTTTACGATAGTACATTACAAGGCTTACCCTTTTTGCATCTTCATCTATTTTGTTTATTGGCGTGTTGCCGTGCCATTGGTGTACATCAACTAAAAGAAGATCGCATTGTTGAAGATCGAAAGCAACGCCCCATTTCGGAACAACGAAATAACCTCCGGTATAACGCCCGGATCTTAAAGCAACAAGGTTTCCAAAACCCTTTTCAAAATCACCGGCGTCGGTATGTACGGCCGTCTGCCAATTTGAATTGACCGTCACCGTGGTAAAAGCGGTATTTTTAATAACAAAATCTTGCGAGGTTTTATCAGCCTCGGCCCTTTGCAATGCATAATGTTTTGGCATTAGTTTCGCGTAAGCTTTATCAACAAAGTTAATTATTGGATAGGCTTTTTTAAACTTGCTAAATTGTTTTTCATTAAAGGCCGTTTGTCTGCAATACGGAAATCTTGCGTTCCGATCGAAATAACCAATTATACCCGAATTAACACTTGTCAAGGCTTGGTTGGTTTGTGATCGGGTGCCGTCTTTCTTTACCCTATAATGGGTTGTATGTCCTTTTTCATCAAACTCGCCACCGGAAAATGGTCTATTGTTTGTAGGCGTTGAAGCGCCTTTTAGATTTTCAAATGCATCTTTGGCAATATTACCCGGGATAACTTTCTTCCTAAACTTGGCTATACATTGGCCGGTTTTCTCGCAATAAATATCAGCATCATAAGTAACTAATAAATTGTAGTCGGTTTCATCTAATAAAGTTCCGGCTAATTTACGGGCTTGTTCGTCTGTTAATCTTTCTTTTAATCTGTGTTCTTTAACTTTTGTTTTCATCATTATACATTTTTTCAACCGCCTTGTAGATCGTGTCTGTTAGGTTATCTGTTTTAAAGATCGTTCGAAGAAATTCTTCCCACTTTCTAAAATTAGGCTCGGTATCTGTATCAAGAAATAATTGAACCATTTTAACGTGAGATCCTTTTACATTATCTTCCGGGTAATCATATTCCCCGGTATCTTCTATTTCAGTATCAAATGAAACGTCTTCCCATTTTGGAACATCAAGGCCCCAAGACTTTAGATCTTCGGTGTTCCATTCGTTTGCGAGTATATCCCAATCCCATTCCCCAAAGCTTGAATTATCTTTTATGATAAACTCTTGTTGTTGCTCGGGTGTTAGATCATCAACTTGGGTTACCCAAACTTCTTTCAACCCGGCTTCTTCTGAAGCTTTTAAGCGCATATTACCACCCAAAACAATCATATCAGAATTAACAACGATAGGCCTAATTTCGAGCATTTTAGGGAATTGTTGAATACTATTGACAAGCTTCTTAAATTTATAATCTTTAATGATCCTCGGGTTTTGAGGATTTGTTTTTACTTTACGAATTGAGATTTTTTGTGTTTTCATATTTGTATAACGATTTTTATTAATTATTTTATTTATGATATTCTTCGGCCCCGTGGATCTTTGAAACAAATTCGTTTATTAGATCTAAACCGGGATCGGTTAATTGATTTAATTTATGTGTTACTAATTGTACCTTTTGATTACTTTCAAGGTTTTGTAAATTCTCAATAACATCTTCCAACCAAATGTCAAGATTTTTATTATAGATCTTATAAATTTCATAATTTTTAATTGAATGTAATATTGTCGAATGATCGCTTGATTTTCCGTTTGATATTAAAAACTCGGCTATTCGAGAATAATTTGCATTGCAATATCTATAAGCAATAAGACAAAACAAGGAACGGGCCTCAATGTACTCCCGTTTCCTTGTATTGTTAAATATATCCAACTCCGCTAATCGGTTTATCTTTACGGCTATTTCTTTTAATTGTTTCATATTATAAAATATCTTCTATGTAATAGTTATCTAAATCGGCTTCTTTATTCATAAACCATTCTTCGTATCGTTGGATCCCTAATTCGGTTTTAGCTTTGCCCCTTAGGTAAAATTCTTCCGATACATCGAACACCCCAATATCTAAACTCGCTTTATCAAGCACAAGAAATTGAAAGTTTCTAAAGTTTATATCGAATAGCTGACAATAGATATAACATTGTAGATCATACCCGTATTTGTTAGCGCTATATTTAAAGGCTTTTATGTCGGTTGTCGTTTTGATGTCGCAAATACCACCGTATTGTGTTACAATATCCGCTTTACCCCTAAAGGCGTGGCCGTTGATATGTCCGATAATAGGCTTCTCAAACTCGGCCCCTTGCAATATTTGTGTTGCTTTTTCGTTTCTTAATAACGCATCGGCTAATCGTTCTGCATCGGATCGTTCCTTTGAAGTATAAACCACCCCGTGTTCGGCCTTGGCTTCTTTATAAGCCTTGCTATTTTTACTTGCAACCTCTACAAAATTAAATTGCTCGAATTTCTCCGGCTCTAAAACTAAAGTATGTAATAATCTTCCGTCGCGCATTCCTTGGCTTTCCCCGGATCCGTATTTTTGAACAAAGTAATATTTCTTCGGGCTATCAACAAGCAATTTTATACTGCTACTGCTTAAAGCCTTTTGGTTTAATTCTCCGTAATAATAATGATCGTCGTACATTTTTGCCAACAGATCTTTTTGTGGCTCTTTTGAGCCGTCTAATAATTGGATATTCATTTTGTTAATTTTTAAGTTTGTAATTATTTATAATTGTTTTCGCTTCCTCTATATTTTCTCTTTGGTAATCGTGGAAAGCGTTTACTAAATATAAGCGATCCACCCCTAATTGGGTTAGCGTTTCTAAAGCCGGTTTCATTCCGAACAAGTTACAAGCGTTAATTATTTCGGGCTTGGTATAACGGATCTTATTTAGATAACCCCTTGCGTGGCTTTTATTTCCGTTTAGGTACGTTTCTATTATGTAGTATAGGCTATTTACGTTCATCGCTAAAGAATTTTTTGATTATTGATTTAAACCATATCTCGTGTGTTATGGATTGATATTCTTCGTTTGTGTAAACAGATACACGGCCCTTGTTATCTATGCAACACCACAAGCCGGTTGATAATTGTTTAATAGTTTTCATAAATTTAGATTTGTTAATTTTTTAAGTTTATTTAATTCTTCGGTTAGTTTCTTAACCTCGTCTTCCGATTTACGGGCCCTTAATACGGCCCGGTTTTTATCGGCTCTATATTCGCTTATTGCTTTATCGTACATAAGTCGATCGTTTTGGATCTCGTTTACATAAAAAAATACAACTGCGATCGATCGGGCAAACTCTTTTATCTCGGGGTTATCCGGTTTAAGCTTCTCCCACTTTAATACCGTTTCGGCACAATATGTAAAGGCCCCGAAATATTCGAGATCCTTTAGATTATTAATTTTCTTATTCACTTTGCCGGTTTAGTTATATCTATAACCGCTTTCCCGTCTATAACTTTATAAGTATAAAAACAATCGTGGATAGTAGAATAATTGAACAAATAAGACACACCACAACAAGCGCAAATATTGGTACAATCGTTTAAAGATAGTTGGCCTACAAAATTTTTCGTTGTCAAAGCGTTAAAAAGATTTTCGGCAATCGACGGGTATTGTAGTTTTGCTTCGTAGTAGTTTGCTAATTGTTCGGGCCTAAGTAATTCGAATAAAGTTGGATAATTCATAATTAAAAATTTTAAGATTTATTGTTTATACCGCTAAATTATAACTAATATATCAATTATCAAAAAAATTTGATAACTATTTTTCATCTTTCTTAGCAAAATAGCTTTCCCAAACACTTGGGGGCCGATCTTCTGACGTGTAATCAACAACAGAAGCTTGACTTTCTTCTAATAAATAAACTTCTTTATTGATCCGGCCCTTTCCCCAATAAGACGTGGCCGGGCATTTTTTATTTATCACATTCATTTCGGTAAGTTTATCTAACCAAAACCAATAACTGCCCTTAGGATCGGAAACAAAATAGATCTTTACGCGATCTTTGACGGCCATTAAGCTTTCATATTTCGACTTTTCAAGCATTTTGGTATCATAATATTTCTTTCTGAATTTCATTTCAATTACACAATCATTACCTTTCGGGGTTTTACCGATCGCGTCATAGCATAAATTCTGATCCCCAACCCATTTCAATTCCCAATTATCGAAAGTGTTTAAAAACCCTACAAAAGCTTTTTCAAATTTATTCGTTGCCGTTATCTTTTTCATACAAATCGTTTAGTTGAGCAATCCAAGTTTTTATTGTCCGTGGGTTGCACGTACACGGTTTGTAATATTTATGCTTAAAGTATTTTGCGTGCAATTCGCAAACCAAATTAAATTCTTCTTTTTTTAAACTCGGCTTCGTATTTGCCCGAAATTTGTACCAATCTTTTTGATCTATTTTATCCATTTGTCTAATCTATTTATTTTTATTTCGTTCCATTCTTCTCGGCGTCGATCACAACCGCAATCCTCAATTCCGTATATCTTTGTAATTTTTTTTACAAGCCACTTTATCCCGGTGTACTTTGTAATCGTGTGTACTAAATCTCCAAGTTTCATAATTTTGATATTAATATTTTTTTAATTTTTTTAACCGATCTATAAATTGAATAATAATCGATCCCGGTTTGTTTAGATAACTCTAACATCGATTTGTTTTCCAAGAATATCAACTCATAAATTTTTTGATCGTAGAGGTGCCAAGTTTTTATTTCATCTTCTACAATCCCAAGCCTTTCTTTATACTCGTATTTTGAAATATATTTTGATATGTCTGATATAGACGGCTCATAAAACGTACTATCGATTTTGATCTTTTTTGTTTTGTGATAATCTAAAAATAAGTTTCTTAAAACCTTAAAAATAAAATACTCGTTTATTTCGGTTTCGTTATACATAATCGAATTATCGTATTTACCATCCCATTTGTGGATCTTTAAATACATATTTTGAACAATATCTTCCGGATAATTAAACATACCAAAAGATCGAACAACGTTCACCCATTTATTATGTTGAGAAGCTATTATTTCAAGTACGTTTACCATACTGTAATTTTGATAGCAAAAAATATAAAACAAAAATCTACAACTTGATAATAATCTTCCGGATCGTAATCTTCAATAGGTATATTTCCGTTTGTAACTTCCATAAAAGGATCGTAATATAATATACCTAAAACAAGGCCCTTGATCCAAACGTGTTGTATTGCGAAACCATTATAATTCATTTTCTTCGGGTTTAGGATCTTCTACAAATTCATCTATTTTTTTAGAAAGGTGGTGGATCATAATATAAAGTTCCCCAACCGCTTTCTCTAGCCGTTTTAAGCGTTGTACTGCCGTCTGTTTTTTCTTTATGCTCATTTATATTAATGGTTTAAATTCTTCCTTTATAGGCTTCTCTAACAATTCTTTATTGTTTATCATAAATCCAACGTTATTCGGTATGCTTGTCAGCTTGATTGGATCGTCTATTGGTGTAGGCCTACCACCGGTTTCGACTTCCTTTACTTTTCTAACGTGAACAAGGCTATTTATCCAATCTGTTGGGTGTTGGAGGTATCGATGAATAACCAAAAAATCGTCAGCACGGTTTACGAATTTACCACCACCCTCAACATCACTCGCCAATGGTGGGATCGGGTGCCCAACGTAATCGTGGCCTATTGGGTGCTTTATTCTTAAGGCCGTTGTATTTGCGTGGGTATTTAACCAAACTGAAACGTTATTTTTTTTACAAAATAGCCTCATTTCGGTTGTCGCTTGATAATCGTATTCGTGGCCTCCAACCCCTTTCATAAGTTCTTGATCCTTTATTAAACTATTATAAGGATCGATTAACATTCCGTCATAATTCCAAGCGTCTTTCACGGCCTTTCCAAGATCTAATAAGCTTCGATAGGTGTGTAACGTTCCCGGATCTATTATTTTAAAATTTTCGTTTATGTAAGAAATATGTTTTTGATAATCGGCTTCTTTAACTTTGTTGATCGGGTTAAGATCTAAAAATTCTACAAGCTTCCTTAGAATTGAATAAGGCTCGTTTTCAGACGAGAAGATAAGCCACTTTAGGTTATGTCTTTTAGTGTATAAAAGCATTAAATATAATATCACGGTTGTTTTACCAACGTTTGCGTGGCCTAATATTACGTTAAAATTACCGGGTTTAAAACGAAAGTAAAGATCGATTTCCGGCACCCCTAATCTTAGGCCCTCTTTAATTTTACCCGACCTTACATCATTAAGGTATTGGGTTGTTTTGTTAAAATCTATTAGCATTATGGATTTGTTAATTGTTTATAAAGCGTAAAATATAAAAAAAATTTGATAAATTATAAGATAAATTTGAAAACTTTGGTTTTGAATTGCGTTTCAACGATCCATTTTGACACCTCATCGGATTTTACATACCATAAAAAAGCCGTGCAATATCCTTTATAATCTTCTTTTGTCGGCTTTACAAAAATATAACTATCTACTTTTTTAGCCGTATTGGTATGGGATCTAAAATTAACTAAAAGAAACTTTCCGTAATGCGGAATAAATTTAACGTCGCAATTTATATCCGGATCAATAACAAGATCCGCTTCGACTTCGGGCTCTTGGCCTAAAAAACTTAAAGCTTTGTATTTTGTTACTTTTGTGTCTAAAAAGTATTGAGCAATCAATTCTGCTAAAATCCCTTGTTCGTTTAATTCACGGGTTTTATCTCCCCAATAATAATCTTTATTCTTATAATTCTTATGCATACCAATAGTTCGGTCATTTGCAAGATCTTTTGCAACCCGGTTAAAAATAATTGGATATTTTATTTCGATTTTACGCATAAAAAAGGGGCTGATTTGCCCCTATTATTTAGTTATTTAAAACGGCATATCATCGCCGTCGTTATCTCTATCCGGCATATGCGCTTTACTGCTTACCGCTTCTTTTTGGGTTGGGATCCAAGTTGATAAAGTTCCGTAAAACTTATTTCGATCTTTTTTAGATCTACAAATAGAGATCTTTCCACGGCCGTTATTTGCCTCGAAAACTTCCTTATTCTCAACTAAAAGTTGCGCCATTGTTTTTGCATCGAATACTATCTCTTTTTCGATCCATTCTACCGGGCTTTCGTTTACGAACAACCCGTCTATTAAAATATTATTTGCCATTGTTATTTATATTTAGTTATTAATTTTTTTTAAAACTTTCGCTTTCATCTTCGCCAAAAACACCCAATTCATAAAATCCGGTTAATTTTAAAACGGCCCTACTCATAGCGCGTTTCTCGGCCATTTCTGCAACATACCACGAATTGGTATTCCCGTCTTTATACGTCGGGCCCTTATAAGCGCTTCCAAAAGTTTGGATCCGTTTATCTTTCTTTTCGGCTATTGCCTTAAAAACCGCAAAATTAGTTTCGCATTTGATAACCTCGTAATCGATAAAGATTTGTTCGATCGCTTGGATCTTGTCTATTCCTTGTCGGGTTATGATAGTGTAGTGTTGGTGCTTGAAGAAATCTTCCTTTTGTAGATCGTACTTTTTGTACAATTCCAATAATTTGTCTTTTTGCATTGTTTTAGATTTGTTAGTTTATAATTTCGTTTTCGCGTATTTCTGCTTTAGCTTTTAAAACATCAATTTCGCTTTGTAGTTTTGCAATTTCTCTTTGCATAGCCTCGATACGGGCCCGTAAATAATCACTCATAATAAAAGATTTTAAAGTTTATACGGCTAAGTTACAAAAAATAGTTGATAAAAAAAAGGGATCGACAAAATAAATGCCGATCCCTTGATATAAACAATAAAACTCTTAAAAAGAGTATTAACAAATCCAATCAAAGATACTAATTTAATTCTAATAACAAAGCTTTATAACGATCAATAATTTCTTGGATCTCGAAATTAGATAATTTTATGGTTTTACGGGCCTCTTGCATTAGTTTTTCAGAAAGGTTATTTCCGTATTTTTTGTCAAGGTATAGGCCGAATTTATATTGTTCTCCATAACGGAAAATATTACACCCCGAGCACTGCACTTGGCAATTTTGTTCGTGCCACCGGGTTGAATAATGTTTACGGGATTGAAAATGACCGCATTGAAGCTTCTTCCAATGATCTTCTTTGCCACAAGTAAAGCACTCGGCAACACCAAACCCGTTTGCGTATCTTCTTCTAATATATTCGCTAAATACTTTATCGGCTTGTTTTACTAACTTGGATCTTGTTGGTTTTTTTTTTGGTTTTTTAGATTGCATTATCTAAGATCTGTATCATATGTCTGATTTCAGATTTTTCAAACTTTCCCTCAATCGTTGCGTTGTAAGTTTTCAACTTTAACCAAAACATATCTTTTTCGGCTTCACCCTTTTTTTCCACCTTGCCTAATGGATCTAATTTTAATTGGAAATTCATATCGTTTATAAATTTAGTTGCTATTGTCAAATTTTTTTAATAACTTCGTACAATCAAATATATGATAATTATTTCGCACTTCCAAAAGCGAAATCAAATAGTTGCAAATTAGGGTTAATTATGTTTATTTTTTATTGATAACAACTTTGTCTGCAATCTTCTCCGCACTTCGCCCAACTACATACCCACCAATACCAATTTGTAATAAATTCCAAAAATCTTCTTCAAGTTCCGGGATCGTAAACCCGAACAAAGGTGCAACAAACTTTACATAAATAACTATAAATCCAAATGATAACATAAGGATCGGCCTCCAAGATCGTTGAAGCCAATTACCATTCGCCTCGGCAATAATAACATCGGTTTGCATTTTCTGTAACTCCAATTCTTTCGATTGAATTATGCGTGTTAATTCGTTCTTAGCTTGTAATCGTTCTTCATCGTTCGTAAAGATATTATCAATTACTTTACCGATCTCTTGTAATACGTTTCCGGTTAAAAAATTAAGTATTTTTTTCATTTAAAATTGATTTGAGATCCAATTATATTCTTCTCTTGCATTAAAACAAGGGCACGATTTTGTACTAAAATCATTATGTCCGTAAACAACCGCTTGTGGGTATAATATTTTTAGATAGCATAACGTTTCTTCTAAGGCGTTTATTTGCGCCGGTGTTCTTGTATCTTTAGCGATCCACTTGCCGTCTTTCTTTTCAGCTTCTACACCGCCAACATAAGCGATCCCAATACTATCAAAGTTATGGCCTTTTGTGTGGGCCCCGGTTTGTTCAATCGGCCTACCCTCATTAACTTTACCGTCTAACGATATCACAAAGTGATAACCAATATCACGCCAACCTCTTTTTAGGTGCCATTTACGGATCGTTTCAACAGAAACTTCTCGGCCCTCCGGGGTTGCGGTGCAATGAATTATTATTTTGTGTACCTTACGCATTTGCAAGTGATTTTAATGCTTTCTAAAAAAGCGTTCCACTTATTGTGTATATTGCATTTTACTTGTTCAAGCCAATCGGCTAATCTTCTTAAATTTTTTATCATTATCCTACTATTACTTGGTGTATTTTTAATTCTGAAACGGGATCCTTTGCTAAAGTATTTGTTTGAATAGTTATTCTATCAAGTTTATCATTCGAATAACTTGGTATATCAATATAAAAGTTTTGAATGTTTAAAAAATCAGTCAATCCAACAACATCAAAATCGTAATTAAACGTAGATCCACCACTCAAAGCTAATTTGATCTTATATTTATCATTATTTACATCACCCGATATATTGCTAAATCTTACAATTACCCGGCTTGGCTTTCTTTCGGTAGTATCTATATTTAACCCGTCTTCTGATTGCGCAAGTTGAAAATTAACACCCGAATTTAAAGTCCAAATTAAACCCGTTGTAGTGCCCTCTAAACCGCCACTATTACTACTTGCAACCCAACCTTGTTTACTTGTGCTTGAGGTGTGAAAACCATATCTTATTGGAAATATATCTTCCCAAACTGTTTGATCGGCCTCTACCACACCAAAACCAAAATCTGAAAGTGGGTACGTAGCACCCCAACCATTTGCGTATTTCATTTTATTTCTTTTTATTCATTAAATACCACTTGTGTATGGTGTATCCTATTGAAACCGCCAAAAGCAATATTTTTAGTATTGCGTCTATATTAGTAAAACTAATCATTAAGCTACTTCCATTTAAAGCATATATTTTAAAATCTGTTAAATTCATTATTTTTGATCTATTCCTAAAACCCTATTCCAAGGCTCTGTGGGGTTAATTTCGTATGTTTTCCACCCGTAAGGGCTTTCGGTTATATCTTCCCAAAGAACATCAACGGCTAACGTTAAATCTTCCTCGACTTTCATTTCTTTTTCATCTTTTGCGGTATGGCCTAAATGCAAAGCAAATTCACTTACAACCGGGTTTGGTAATAATATTGGTGTATATCCTAAATCGTTAGGCAAACCCTCAATTTTTTTTAGATATTGTTCGGCCGTGTCAAATAAATATTTCTTGTATAAAATCATAAGCTTTCAATTTCGTTTTGTGTTAAATTTCTTTCCCAAATAGCAAACTGATTTATCCAATATCTTGTTTCGGCCCTCATATCAAAATAAGTTCCATAAATTGCATCGGTTTTAAAATAAGTAGATCCGGTTTGAAACGATCGATCGGTATCATATTGTACGCCGTTGATCCAAATTCCATTAGATTGAAAAACAACTTGATTTCTTCCGTATGGTAATTCAACCATATTACCAAGATCAGTGCTTGGCGTTTGCCCGTTTACCCAAACGTACATTTTTCCTCTTGTATCTTTAAAGTAATATCCACTTAGTTTTGTATCAGCTATAAAGAAAGGATTAGCAATTACATTATCGTTGTAAAATTGAGCAAATATTTTTGGTGTATCGTCTGAAACCCAAATATCAAAATAGTAAGAATAACTTACCCCGGGTGGTTGGGTTAAAGGCCCGATTACTTGCCTAAATTTAGTTTCCGTTTGAAAGACAACGTTTTGTGTGCTTGTATTTCTAATATACGGTTGAATACCGCTACTGCTTTGCCAATTTAAAGGGCCCTCCGGTGGTGCCGTAATCTTCTTACCCCTTGTGGTTACATTAGGTTTTGATATGTCAAAAAACGCGCCACTAAGTGCTAAAAAATCATTATAATTTCCACCGTCATTTGATGCTTTCCAAGAAGTTGGGGTAACATCGTTTTTTAAAGGATAAATTGCAAAGTATCTTCCGCGTTTTTGTAAAAAAGAAAACGAAATCCTCATTTGTATTCGATACCAACCATTATCGTATCGTTCTACATTAAATTGATCTCTCCAACCATTGTCATTTGTCGGGGTAAAACCATTAAGGGAAGTTACATTTTCGGTATCAAAATTAAATATTGCGTAATTTTGTTGTTCGGTGGTAAAGCTATTAGTTAATAATTGTATTCCTATTTGAGTATTTAAAGATCCTCTTTTTACAAATAAACTTGCCGACCATTCATTTAAAGATATAAAACTTGCGTTATTATTATATCCAATCTTTTGATATAAAGCACCATTTAATGGGGTTGTTGGTGTTGCAGATCCAATTCTTGAATATCTAAAAGGCGTTCCATTATAAGGATCGGCGTCATCGGTTATTGTATTTATTTGCCCGGATCCACCCACTAACCAATTATTAGTATCTAAGAGATTTTCAGTAGATTTAAGATATTGTTGCGTATGCGGTATCATTGAAAATGACGGGCACGAATTATTATCAAAATTAGAGAAATCAATTATAGGCCGGTTGGGATCGTTGCACCCGATCCCGTCGCCTTGAATAGACCAATCTCCTTGGCGTGAAAATTTACTCATTGGCCCTTGTGTTATCCAACGTGCGTGGCAGTTGCCGTCTACATAACCCGTATATCCTCCCGAAGCATTAATTTCAACGGGTAATTGCCCGATCGAGAAACCTCGGCCGGAAAAAACGTTGCAAAAATTTAACTTTGGCTCAAATTCTCCGCTCGGTATAGATAGTATTTTAGCTTCGTCTCTTATACTCATAACTTATGATCTTGTTTAACGTATTTGTTTGGTACCAAATCATTTTCTTTATTTAATTTTTTACCTAAAAACTTTAATAACAACTCAACGTTTTTAAGTTTTGGTTTGCTCTTTCTTATCATAATACCCAACCAACGAAATTTGCATCGTGATCCGGGTACATTTCGCCGTTTTGGTTTGCATTATATTCCGGAAAATTGGTGCTATTAAAACACATAAAATCTAAAAATCTCTTTGTATAAAATTGTGCGAAATCACGGTGTTTATCTACAAGATAATCGACTTCGTTTTTTGTCGCTGACACGCTATTTTCTGACGTATGTTTAAACACACCACCATTTGCCACTTGATAAGCGCTGAATGGAAGATAATCTACCATTGCAAAATGAATTAGCATATCTTTTAAATAATCTTGTACAAGCGTTAAATAATCTCCGGATAAAGTACCGGCTATAATATCTTCCGAGATCCTTTTGTATAAAGCCCCACCAAGGTAGTTCTGAATATGAATTTCTTGTGCTATTTTTATAAATTGAATAAACTTGTCTATATCAACGTTTCCGTCAACTATAGTGTTTCTTTTTAAATCCTTTGTTGTTATGAATAATGCCGTTGCCATATCTTTTTATTTGTTCCAATTAGGGTGATGACCGCCGTTTTCCATATCGACCGGGGCAATTTTTGCGTCTTTGTGCCCGTATGGTGTTGGTTGATAGGTTTTCGGTATGGATCCGGTTTCTTGGTAGTTCTTTAAATACTTACTTGGTTTAGTTTTGTTCTTCAATCGGTATAATACCGCTTCCCAAATATGGTGGCAGTAGGGCCCACCTTTCCAACGAAACAAATCGTATGGTTTTCCTTGGTGCCCAAACTTTTGATTAACCCCTTTTTTACTTGCGGTGTCAATATCTTCAATTCTGTACACGGCCGGTTTCCCGTCAGATCCAATTCGCTTCATCATTTCCTTACAAAAAGTTCTTGAATTGTCGCTCGGGATTGTTTCTTTATAACGATATCTTACACGATAAAAGGATTTATCTAAATAACTAAATGTATTTTCGTTCTTTTGTTTGTTTTGCGGTATTACTTTACCGGCTAATTCAGTGAATAAATTCTCTTTTGGCTCAATACAAATTGTTGCCCAATCTTCGTGGCTCATCATACTGTCGTTATGATCTCTTTTGTCTACAAACTCCCATTCTTCGGTCATTTCATCGGCCTTTAAACTACCTAAAAGCACTTGCGTATCATCTTCGCCTAATTGGTAAGCCTCGTTTGGATCTGCAGATAATTGTTCAACCCCGGTTTCTTCCTCAATCGTTTCTTCATCTACAATTTCAGTATCTATTTCAACAAATTCGAGTGGCTGAAGCGTTTTAAAGTATAAATTAAGCGTTATTCCGTTAAATGCAAGGATTTTATCAAAGGCGTCTAATAAAAGCTCTTGAAAGGGCCTTATTACCGTGTTATCCATTAATATTGAAGCCGTTTTTAGTTCATCGGCGTTATTACCAAGGCCGGATTGATCCTTAATACCTAAAAGCATTGGCGATACGATACGGTGTGAAACCATTATTTTACGCATACTTTCATCTGATAAGAATTGGTATTGATTATGAGCGTCACTTAGTTGGATCGCTTCAATACTACTTTCTGTATCGGCATTTTCATTAAAACTTAGGATAAAGCGCCCGGCGTTTGAAGATCCGGAATATTTATCTTTAATTGATCTTTCTATTTGGGCCCTTTGTTCCTCATTCGGCACCCCATTGTTAAAATTAATTAACATAGACGGCGCCAAGCCGTTTAATATGTTGTTTAAGTGATAGTTAGCTATTTCTTCTTCAAGTTCTGCATATTGTAAACCACCTTGATAATCAACCGGGCTAAAATAATAATGACCGGCTACATAAGGCCTAACATAAAGTATTTCGATCGCTTCTTTACTTGATCCGAAAGCCGGTATTCTTATTGGCTTGTCAGTCGGTTTAATTGCCGACCAATCCGGGAAATAATAATAAGCTTCAATTTCGCCTTTGTCGTTACATTTCTCCATTGCCAAGGTTTCAACCGGCATATGCTCAACTTGGGCTATATTCTTGCGATCTTTAGAATAAATCACTTGAATTGCGCATTGGCCCATTAGTTTTAGATCGTATGTAAGCTTCCTAACGCATTCTTTATTTAATAACGTTACGGCTTGTGCATATTCGTTTGGGAACAAATTATTGTCAGTTGCATCGATCCCTTTCCCATAAATCATTTGAGAAACCCCGTTTACAATAGCGTTATTAGTTGGCGATCCACTATAACGATCTATAAGGTATTTGAAATACGCATTTTTGTCGCCAAACGTTACCCAATCTTTTTGTTTATTAACTTGAATATCCGGCGAATTGTAATTGTTAAGATTTACAATATTAATTGCGCTTTTAGTTGATTTTTTTTTCATAATAAAATGTAATCATTATTGCCGGTATCGGCTTCCTTATATTGATCTTGGTTGTTATTGTATTTTACCGCTTGGGTTTGGCTTGTTACAAATGCTTTATCCCGGTACACCACATAATCGTTTGCGCTTCGTTTCATTCGCATAGTGTAATATTTTTCGGCCTTTAAATCTCCATTGCTATTGTTTATATCAATTTGGAAAAAATCCCCATTAATCTCAAACACATCGCCATTGCCGAATATAAAAACCTCTTGGGTTTCATCATCAATAAATTCTAAATAATACCCACCAATCCCGTCTACAAAAGCCGGAACGTTAATTTTTGGTAATATCGTTATTGTTGGGGTGTTGTCTGTCGCGTTAACTACTATCATATTGTAATAACGAACAAAACGATAATTTTTGCAATCTGTTCGATAAATTGTACAAAAAAAGGGTGACTAATTAAAGCCACCCCGTTTAAATACTAATTCAAATTATATCTTATGGATTTATTTGTGATGCAGAAACCGTGATACCGGTTGTTGCTAAATCTTGTGATAAAAAGTTAGCCGGTACTAATTCTTGTGCTAACAAGGTTAAAGTATAGCCACTTAAGTCACCCATTCCGGCCCCGGTCACAATCGTACCACCATTCACATCTGCCCCGTGCTCTAAGCCACTTAAAAACAGATTTCCGTTGTTATCCTCAACAATTACGTGCGGTCTTGCTACTGCGATTAATGCAATTTCATCGTGCGTATCTTTGTCAAGTTTCTTAAACGTAAGATTTAATGTTTGATCGTAAAATGTAGTTCCATTTTCTCTTGAAGAATTAATTGTTTGTTCAAAAGAAGATGTTCCCTTTAGATCGTATTTGTAAGCCGTCGGTGTACCGGCGACCGTGTCAATTTCTGCAGAGGTTGAAGCGTTTACATAAGCAATAGCACCTAATGTGCCATAGTCAATAAAATAAACTGCCTTTAGGCCCCCAACCGATTTTTTACAAGGCTCTATTCGGCCCGATGTTAGTAAACAACTCATAGTTTTTCTATTTTTTTAAACAAAAAAGGGTAGGTTATTTTACCCACCCTTTCTTGCTAATTATTATTAATTTTTATGCTCCGTAGTAAACAATATCAGAAGCAACCCCGTATTGTACACCGGCCGTATAACGCATTACAAATCTCACGTTCTTACTCCCGTCAATGTCGGCCATATCAATAAGTTTCACTTCATTATGATCTGAAAGAAGACCGGTTCCGAAATATAAATTTGATTTTTGAGAAGCCACCATTCTGTCGTCTGCTAACCCGTGTGCCGTTACCAAAGTAACCCCATCATAAGATAAAGATCCTCCGTTTTGATACCACATTGTTCCTTGTGTATTAACACCGGAATTGTTTTCTCCGTTTAGGAAAGATCCAAATCCACCTAATGCACGAACATAAGCACGAGCCACATTTTGAGAAATATAAATTTGCATATCTTCTTTGCCGTATAAAGCGCTTGGTATAGCGTCTACCACCTTACCAAGTTCTGCGATAACATTCGATGCAGTCACGGCAGTCGGAACAATCGTTGTTCCTCCGTCAGTACCAAATTGAGCATCAGCAAATAAAGTTGTAAATCCGTCAAATGTTCCGGCCCCGGCCGATCCACTCCAAATATTTTGCTCAACCGCTTGGGCAACATCGGCCCCTACTCTTGCGATAAAGAAATCTGAAAATTTAGGTGGTAAGCTATCGTGAGCGCTGAAACCCATACTTTCTGCTTCCCAATCCGATTGAAATGGTGTTTTACAAAGTTCAAGATTTACTTGCAATTCTTTAGGATCTAAAATTCTTTCTGTTAGATCAACCGATCCCGTTGGTGTAAAGTCACAAGAAGCGTTTGCGATCGCTGATGTATAATCAACTTTCTTGATAACCTCTTTGTCTTTTACATTCGGTTTGATTGAAATCAATCCTTGTGATAAAGTAGCCCCGGAAAGTAATGCACTCCCGATGTACTCACCGGCAAATTCTCCGGCGTATGTAGTTGTAATGTTTGTTGTAGTTGCCATAACTAATTTCTATTTATTTAATTTTTAATTTTTGATATTTTTTCCAATACAAGATCGAAAGTCGTTTTTTTGCGATTTTGAGCAAATTTAAAATTTCTCGTTTTTTCTGTTGAAGCTTCCGGGTTGTGTTTAATTGGTGCTGACGCCGGTTTGCTTAATTCTGCTTTTAACTCGGCCGTTTCGCTACTCAATTCTTCCTCAACTTCTTCTTCCTTAACTTCTTCTTCAACTTTTTCTTCTTCATCTTCCGGGCGTAAATCATCGATCATTTTTTTGATCTCTTGTAAAGCCATTTCAAATTCATCACGGCTTACATAACCCATTTCTTTTTCTTCTTCTTCGGTTTCTACTTCTTCTTCAACCTCGTCAGAAACTTCTTCTAAGGAAGCAATTACACCGTCTTTTTCTACTGAAAGGGTAAACCCGTTTTCCATTTTATAGGATCCAATAGGTAAAGCTACTTTTTCATCATCTGTAACGATAAAAACCGGTTGATCGGCTTCAAACTTGTCAGCTTCTAAAATTGTGCCGTTTTCTAATTTCATTTGTTCTAATTTTGTTTCCAATCCTAACAATGCTCGGACTGAATTTAAAGTATCAGTTGCACTCATAATTTAATTTTTATATTTAACGAATTATTTATTTGATTTTGCGTTTAAGCGATTATTCTAATTTTGATATTTGTAATCCGGCAACCCAAGGTTTGTCAATATTTTGGTTGGTAATTGGTGTTGAATAAAGACCACCACCATTAGCTCCGGCACCAAAAGATAAGCCACTATCCCTAAATTGGTAAAATCTTAATAAATTATTTCCACCATTAATATCAGTAATTTGAACAATAATATCCCAAACAAAAGGGTGAGTTGATTTGTAATTAGGTAAAAGTATCATTTGTGTTCCCCAATTATTAGTCCCATCTTGTTCAGCAACAAGACCAATAGCGCTTTCGCCACCTTGACCCGCATTTCCCTCTCTTGCAACACTTAAAGTAGCTTTTACAAAATATGTTCCTTTTTTTGAAAACGTAATTAATCCGTCAGTACTTAGTGTTATTCCGTTTACATTATCGATTTGATCGGCACCAAAACTTATTTTTGTTAAAGTGTCTGCTTCTGTTGGTATCTGTCCGTTTGGACTTTGATAAGGTAAATCTAACCCATAATCAATAGCGGTAAACACCGGTTTAATAGTGTTTAAAAATATATTTGATTTGATTTTACTTGTAACACCATTTTGAACAGTTGGTATTATATCCGTATCTTCAACAGAAGTAACTTCGGGTAATTGTGATATTAATTTATTACTCATAATTTTTAAATTGTTCTACAATAGTCTGAATAACTACTGTTGTTAGGTAAATTATTTAGATTTCTTTCAATTTTATAAGCCTCTTGTTTAGCGTAATCCGGCCCACTATTACTATCTTGATTTGACATAAAACAATTATCAACTCGTTCTATTCTCTCTGCCTCTATTTCAGCATCAATAATCGCTTGTTCTTCTTCTGTCAAAGGTGGTGGAATGTATGGTGGAACACCCTCAATCCCTATTAAGCCAAAATTTTCTTGTAAAAGATCATCACCAAATTCGGTTAATAAATGTGGCATCCCATAAATGTTTCCGATCCCTTGGGCTTGTAACGATCCGTCGCAACAATCCACGTGGTATGTATTGTTCTCGCATAAGCAACCACGTCGGCCGTTCCTCGGGCTTGTTCTACTCGGCGTTTTAAAGTTTTCGTAAGCCATTTTATTTTAATAGGTTTTTAAGTTCTCCGATAATAGCCTTTGATAATTCTTCTTCTTTATCCTCGGGTGCTTGTACCTTATCAGCGAAATAACCCTCAATACTGAAACCTTTTACCTTTCCGGTTTTTACATAATCGTTCCAAATTTCGTCGTTATCAACTTTTATAGCGCCTACCCAACTACCTAATGGAAGATCCATTCCGTACATATTGGATTTGTCGTTTTCTTTATCTTCTAAAATCCAACTTTCAACAAGCGTTAAGCCGGTTATAGCCATTTGGTGTTCTAATGTCGAATTGTGTTGCATATTTTGTTTTAAATACAACTGCGACGCTTTTCTGACCGTTTCTCTACTAAAGTAGATATAATACTCACGATTGCCCGAACGTCTGTAAATCGGCTTGTTAGGTATCAAAATTGGGCCAATAAGGATCTTCTTTTCCTCGTCTTGCTTTTCAAACTTAAATGTTTGAGATTTAAGAGCCACAAAATCCTCCTCTATAGCCGGATTTTCAACAACACTTATGGCTTCCACAAAATTGTCTTGATCTTCGTCTAATATTAATTCTATTATATCCATATTCTTATAACGATTTTTTTTTAAATACTTGCATTTTCGACTATATTTCGTTCCATTGATTGGGCGCTTGTAACGTCATTAGATACTACATAAGCTTGAACGGGCGCTTGTGTTTGCCCTCCGATCGCTTCCGCTAATTGATCTGTGCCACTTGCACCCACGATATTAAATGACGGTGGCGCTTCTGCCGGGGCTGATCCTCCGCCACCACCGGCCCCTCTTGGCGCCGATCCACTACTTGGGGATTTCTTTTTACTTTTTAGATCTCCGATTGCCTTGACGGCACCGGCCACGGATCCGGCTATTGATAAACCGGCCGTTATATTGTTGATCGCAACAAATGGCATACCACCCGTTAATGGCGTCGCCGCGACCGACTTTGCATTAGCTACTGCGGTGTTAGATATGATCTTAGAGATCGCACTAACTTGTTCTGTAACGATCCCGGCTATTGCTAAAGCCTTGTTTTCTTCTCCAAAGGCGCTAAATATACTTTGTAAGCTATTTATAGCCCCACCAACTTGTTGTATTTGTGATTGTCTGTTGCTTTCTTCGGCTTGTATCGTAGCTATTTGATTGTCAAGTTTCTCTTTATCTAACTTGGCTTGGGCTTCAACTGATTTTTTCTTAATTGCATCGTCTTGATCTGCAAAACCTTGTCGTAATTCGGCTAACCTTTCATTCCTTGATAATTCAAGTTCATCGGTGTTTAGGTTGTTGGCTTTTGCTTGTTCAATTAAAGCATCGTATTTTTCTTGCTCCTTTTGTAATTCTAATTCCCTTTTTTCATCGAGCGTGTTTGCCTCCGCTTCAATTATTTGTTTTTGTAGGTTTATTTTCTCTTGCGCTATTCTATTTTCCTCGGCTTGGGCCTCACGCACTAAAGCTTGTGTTCTTGCCGTCAACGCCCTCTTTTTTGAAAATCTTTGCGTTTCTAAAGCGATCAATTCAGCCTCTAATTGGGCTTGTTCCATTTTATCCTCTTTGGTAGATAAACCAAGGGCATTTTCTTCTTTCTTCGCTTGTACTCTTAAACGTACTTTTGCAATTTCTTTAGCCGTTATATCGTCGTCAATCTTAGAAGCTTCTTGTATAAATTTTATACGTTCTTCGGCGCTAAACTTTTCACGATCCTCGGCTTGTTCTCTTAGCTTGGCAATATCCCTATTAGCCTTGGCCCTATCGACAAGTAATTGCCTTTCTAATTTGTCCGCTTTTGCGCGTCTATCGGCTATCTTACCGGCTTGATTTGCCTCCTTTAAAGTTTCTTTAGCAAATTCTTTTACGGCTTCGGTAGTTTTATCGATCGTATTTTTGACACCGGTCATAGTATCTATGTAAGAAGATCCGGCTTTTTTTGCATCTTTTAAGGCCCCGGAAAAATCTCCGCTAAATACTTTTTTAATTGCGCTTCCTAAAAATCCAAACGTATCAATTAACGAGGTTATTCTGTTTGTAATATTTTCAATAATAAGATCTTTCAAATCAATTATCGCTTGTTTAGGATCCGAAAATACACTTATGATTTTATCCCCAACACTTGCTAATACATCTAAGAATTGATCCGTAACGGCCCCTATAACGCCCATTATTTTAGCAAACTTATTTTGCCCCTCCTCCGATCTTTTGAAAGCTTGTACAACAGACAAGATACCTAAAGCTAAAGCACCAATACCCGATCCAATAATTGCGATCTTTAAAAAATTAAATCCTTTGGTTGCCGAGGTTAGTGAAGTGGTTAGGTTTTTAACGCTTCCAAATAAACCACCGGTTGCCCTATCCGCAAGGCCCGTTGCCCCGGTATAGTCAGCTTGGTTTTTAGTAGCATTCTTAACAACCTCATTAGCTTTACCCCTTGCTTTTGTTAGATCTTTTACCGCAAACTTTTGTTCTTTTATAAGATCCTTTTGTTTGGTAATTTCATCGCGCAATTTCTTTTGTTGCGCAAGGTTATTTTTAGGTACGGCTTTTAATTGTTTTTCTAAATCAAATAATTCTTTCTCCCATTCGGCCGTAATATCTTTTGCGGTTTCAAGTTCGCCATTAAGAAATTCAAGTTGCTTAGTAGCATCGCCTAAATTTACATTTACGTCTATTGTTTTTTCGATTGCCATAATTCCTTTATTTCGTTATAACCCTCTTTTATTGTGGTTGGTAATTTGTTTTTTCCTTTTGCAATCGCCACATACTCGCTATCGCTTTTAAAATCGTATCTTAGTGCTTCAATTATATCTGCTATCATTTTAAACAAGTTTTTTTACCTAAAGTTTTTACTAAATCATAATATTTAGAATTGGCCTTTGTTCGATCTATATCTATATTAACGAAATATGGAAGTTTATTTGTAAAATTTTGCTTCATAAATAAATTCTTGTTTTGGTGAGTAACTCCGGCGTTGTGGTAAATTAAATTTTTATGCCATTTAGAAACCGGGCACGTAGCCCAAGTAAATTCTAACATTTTATCTACTTTTGTTTCGTGGCCTAATTTCCAAGCCGTAAATAAAAGGGCCCACATATCAGCGCACCAAATTTGCAATGCGTGGTGCGTTGGATCTTCTTTTACCTTTTGTCGGTTTAATTCTGTTAATTCAGTAAATAATTTTTCACTTAAAATATAAACCTTTTGCCAAAAAACCCAATCAACATTTTTCATTATTGTTTGAGCCCCACCCGAGCTAAACATATTTCTTTTAAATAGATCTTCTTCAACCTCCGCAATATTTAACATTTTCTGCAAAACATCGTCGCCTTTTGATTTAACGTATTTGTGATTTAAATAATCGTTTGTATTCGATTGATACCAAACCTCATCTTTTTTAAAAATATTAAGATCCGGTTTCCTTGTAAACAAGATATCGCAATCGTGATAAAAAATAGTTTTGTATTTTAATTGCCAATTCTTCTGAAAATATTTCATTAATATAAAAGGCCTTACGGAAGAAATATAATTATTCAAGGGCCTAATATCTTTTATAAACCCAAAATTAACTTCCGTGTGTTTAGCTTTTAATTTAACAAATTCTCTGCTAACGTTATTACCCGTATATCCAACCACAACGTGAACGTTATTCGGATCGATCCCTTTATCAATAAAATTAGTTAACATAGTTTCCACTTGCCAAGCAAAATATAGGCTATCGGGTTGAGCGCTTAAATATATCATATTAATTTAAAGTTGGTGCCGGGGTAAATAATTCAAAACTTGCCGTTGCGTAAGGTGGTGGATTTAGTGGGTGTGTTGTCATTTCTAACTCGATTGTGATTTCGTAAATACCATCTTCGCCTTGATCCCCATTTAGGATTATATCTTGCTCTTTTTGATTTACGCTACCATAACCGCCATAAGGCCCATCTACTTCAAAAACGCCTTGTCGATAAATAACCCCGTCTTTACGTAAAACATAGGTTAATTGAGCCCAACTAAACCCGGTTGCACCTACTAAAACCCCGGTGCTGACTAATCTTAGCTTACAAAATTGTGTACCCGTTACAAGTTCAAAAGATCTTGTTTGCGTATCGAATTGCGTGACGGCTTGAAAGAAATCAGCGTTTGAATTTACCACATTAGGATAATCATAACATACAACAGACATATCGGCGTTTCCGTTATATTCATCGCAACCGGTTGGGTTTTGATTTAAGTCTAATTGCCAATTATAAACCTTTATAGGATCTCCTAACGGATTACCGGCTAAATAATAGACATATTCTTTATATCCATCATTGCCGATCGGATCGCCACCTATATTACCCCAACTCGCCGCGAAACCATTGGTAGCCATTGGTACCGGGTAATTTTGTGGGTTATCGTGGTTTAATATTAATGAATTACCACCGCCAACAAGGGATAAAAGAAAGTTACCAAAGGCCGTGCTACAATTTACGCTTTCATTACCTACACCAATACTTATAGTCATAACCGCAAATTTATTCGGATATAAACTAAAAGTACCATTATCAAAACGTTCAAATTCGTTCCAAAAAACAAATCCGTCTATAGATCCACTTATACAAGTGGTGGTTGTGGGTGGTATTGTCGTTGTCGTGATCCCTAAACACTCATTACAATTAGCATAACCCGAAGTATCGAAATAATAATTAGGCGTTTGTTCGGTTGTATTCGAAATAATCGTAGCACAAATTTCAACCCCGTTTAAATCAAAGGATATAATTTCGCCTATTTCAGACGTTTGATTAGACCAAACAATATATTCCGTAGTTGTAAAACATTGTTGAGCAATATAATAATATTTAGGGGCCTCGGTTGTCGTTGTTGTCGTGATATTTCCTTGACAAGTAACACAATCAATAAATTCTTCCGCTATCGTTACCGTGCCCGTTGCACCCGTTGGCGCTAAAACTTCCCAACAACCACCAAGCTCGTTTAACGAAACGATTTGCCCGATTGTTAAAGCTGAATTGCTTTGTAAAGCTATTGGATCCCCGGTTTGATTACAACTCGCGTCTAACTCGATTACCCTATAATTAAATGTAGGTGGCAACGTTGTTGTTGTCGTTGAGGTTGTTGTCGTAGTTGTCGAGGTTGTCGTCGTCGTGGTTGTTGTCGTTATCGGGATCGCATTATTAATATCAAGATCAAAGAGATTTATAAGTTCAATAGTTGATTGCCCGGTTTGTAAATTAGCGTTAATTGAATTTATATGAAACTCACGATCCCTTACTAAAATCTTGTCTTGTAGTTTAAATTTTAACAAAAAGTTTAAAGGTAATTGAGCCTTAAATTTGAATAATCTATTTCGTGGATCAAAAACCGATCTAATATAATTTACATAAAACTTATCAAATAAGGAATTATTATTTCCGCTATAATCGGTAAAAGTATAGCTATTTATTTCAGATCCGAAATTTATATTAAAAGCCGGGGCCGTTGTTGATGTACCTACTTCACTCGCATTGCTCGGTATCATTACAGTACTCAAAGCATCGTTTGTTCCCGGTGTTACCGGATCACCCTCCGGTGGCCTAAAAGTATTAACAAAATTGATTTTGTCGTTTGTAATATCTACTTGATGAATATAAAATAAAATTGGTGCCCCAAAAGCCGGGTTTTGATCGTCGGTAATATAAGTTCCTTGTTGAATATCTGTAAATCCTCCGGTACTTGAACCGCTTAACCTTTCGAATAACATATTCTCAAAAGGTAATTCAATATTGTATTTTTGTTCTTTTGTAGCTGACGCCGAATAACTAAGGTGGCCGTATTTTCGGTTATTTATCTCGCTAAATTCGGTTGCTAAAACACTTTTAGGATCTTTATATTTAAACTCAATATCGGTAAAAGGTAAAGCCTCGTTTACTTGGTGATCGCTTGAATTTACTAAATCGGTTAGATCGAAAGTTTTTGTGCTTGAAGCGTAAAATTCATCTAATGGTTGTATAATTATTTCATCGCTAAAATCATCTACATAAGCCGTCAAATTAAACATTCTAAACAACCCGGTTAAAAATTCAATTACCTTGATCTTAGGTACTTGATCGGTTGGAATAAAGTCTGTTAAAAGATCTAAATTTGTTTGTACCGACGGAAACGCCGATGCATAATTTCTTGTTATCCCAAATTGATCTTCTTTTTGCCATTCGATCGTAGGTTGCATTTGAAACTCAAAATCGTTTAATGAAGATACGTTCCCATAAATATTAAAAGCGTCAAAAACGCTAAATGTATTACCGGCCCCAAAATTATTATACGTTACGCTAATTTCGTTTACCCCGGTTAAATTTGTTGATGATGATAATGAAACGGGATTTGAGCTATTGAAATCTTCAAGAATTGAAAGATCGTATAACGTGCTTGTAAAGTTTCCACCCGGGATAATCTTTATTTTAAACGTAACAACCTCCGTGGATTGTAACGGCGACCAAAATAAGTTACCTTGTGCATAATCCCAATTACCATATTGCCATTGGCCGGTTGGACTTGTTATCTCGGCACAAGATCCCGGAATAATATTTGTACAAGTTTCTGAAAAACCCGTTAATTGTCTTGTACCCGGGCCGATCGCTTTACCCTTTCTTCT